AATTCATTTTATATCTTGAACCATTATTACTATAAAATTCACATTGATATTTTATTCCTGCCATTTATGATAATCTATTAACTGTGTTTGTTTGTCTTGTGTTAGTTAAGAATATTGAACTTCCATCTATATATCCATTCACTGTCATGTTATTATTTCCTTGATTATTTCCAAATAAATTTGTTCCTGCAACAATAGAATCATTTGGGTTTAAAGAAAATGTGCCTTCTGGTCCTGTAATAAATCTTCCTGCACTTGGTCCAAAAGCTATGTCATTTGCAGGTGTAACCCCTGCTATTTTTCCTGCTATTGTCATTGCTGCTTCAACTCCAGGAAACGCCTGAAAGATTGCTTTTAAAACCATTGCTTGAACAATTGCTGCAATTATTTGTTTTAACATTTGCTTAAACAGACTTATCATTGCTTCACCAAAATTTTCACCTTCAACAATTGCATTTGCAAACGCATCACCAATTCCACTTGAAATATTTTCTGCAACGCTAACTGCTAAATCTGATGCTTTTTCAAAAACATTTTCAAAAGTTGTGTCAACTTCCATTAAACTTTCTTGAACTTCAGCAAAAGCCAAATCATAAACATCAACAAAATTTAAATCTAAATTAGAACTCAACCCACCTAAATCAGGGTTTAATAGATTTACTTTTGGCTTACCTCCATTACCATCATCATCATCATCGTCATCATCATCTGTTATAATTGTTGGGGTTTTAACTTTTAACAATTTAGAATATGAAGAAATTAAATTTTGTATTTTTGTTGTTTCTTCATCTAATTGTTTTAATTCTTGTTGTTTTCTTGTGAAATCTTTAGTTCTAACTTTGCTTATATTTCCAAATTTATCAACTGCATGAGTATATTTTTCAACCTCTTTTAATTCAACATTCAATCTTCTTTCAAATAATTCAGATAGTTTATTTTGACCTGCTCGAACCATTAAATTTGCAACTAATTCCTCTCTTTCTTGTGCCAACAACTTTTTTGATTCAGATAAATTTATATTTTGAGTATCTAAATTTCCATTAAAGGTTGTGACACTTTTATTTAAATCATCTATTGCCTTTCTTCTAGTATCTAAAGCCAATGTTTCATCACTTGCAATGCTAACTAAAGTGTCAAATTTTCCTACTGTTTTATTTACTTCATTTCCAACATCTCTCACTGAATCTTCAGTTTCACCAAAAGCATTTTTTAAACCTGATATTGCTAATGTAACACCTGTTATTGCTACTCCTAAAGCTGCCATGTATGGATTTCTTGACAATATTAACAATGATTTTTGGATTTTACTAATCGAAGATAAAACCATACCAAAACCAATCATTAATGGTCCTGATACTGCAAAACCTGCTGCAATGGTTGCAATTGATTGTTTTGCTTGTGGTGATAATGATTTAAATGCTGAAGTTAATTTTGTTACAAAATCTATAACTTTATTTGCAACAGGTAATAAAGCAACACCCAAATCCATCATTGCTAACTTGAATTCATTAAATGCTTTTTGTAATTTAAAACCAACTGTTTCTTCAACAATAGCAAAACCATCATTTACAAAACCTGTTGATTTTTTTAAATCATCTAATATATTTATATATTCTCCTGTTTGACTTCCAAGAACATTGATAACACCTTTTAATGATTGTGATTTACTAAAAAATTCTGATAACTCAATATTTTCTTCTGCAAATCTATCTCTTAAATGAATCAAAGTTTTTTGCAAACCCTGTTCACCAAGCATTTCTTTTAATGACGCATAAGTCATGTTGATTCCTGCTAATGCTTGTTCGCCTTTATCTGTTTGTTTTGTAAAAGCCATCATCACACCTGAAATACCAACTGTTGCAGATGTGGCATCACCTGTTGTTCTGGTGTAAGTAGAAATAAACGCCCCTAGTTCTTCAAATGATATTCCTAATGATGCTGCAAATCCTGCTTCTTTTCCAAGTACCTTTGCCAATTCAGATGATTCAAACATACCTGTTTTCACCATAGCCGCAAACGTGTCTAAAGCATCAGATGCAGATAACACATCCTGACCATAAGCATTTTGTGCTGCACCTGCAACTTTTGCCAAATCTGTTTGTTCACCCAATCCAATTGCAACACCCTTTGAAACTTGTTCTAAAGTTTCCATTGCATTTGCACCCTTTAAACCTGCTGATGTTAAAAAGAATAAACCATCTGCTAAATCTTTTGGTGCTTGTGCAGTTGTTCCTGATAATTCTAAAACGGATTCTCTAAATTGATTTACTTGGGATTCACTTGCACCAACAAGAGTTCTGATTTTTGTTAATGAAGTGTCAAAGTCAGCAGCCATTTTTACCGCTGCACCACCTGCCAATGCAAATGGAACACTAAAATTTCTTGTTATTGATTTACCAAGTTTTTGAGTTTGCCGACCAAATCTAGCCATGCTCTTTGACATTTTGTCAAGACCACTTTGGAAACCTTTGGTGTCAGCTTTGAAAAATATTGAAACGTGTTTGGCTAAACTCATTTATTTTGTGATTTGTAAATTATATAATCAATTTTATCTCTTTCGTTTTTTTGAGATTCTTTTTTCTCCCAATCAAACTTTATTAACTTTTGTAAAGTTATTTGTTCACTTCGTTTTCTTTGACTATTAATTAAACAAACTGTTTGGAATCTCATTCGTTCCCATTGTTGTTTTTCTTGTTGGTCTAATAATGCAAAAAACCCATCACACTTTAATTGAAAGACTTTGGGGGTCATATCCCAAAAATCATCTTCGTGCATATTAAGTTGCCCTAATGCTATTTCTAGCAAGGAATCGAAGGTTTGGGGGGCTTTTACTTCACCCCCTTTACCTTTTTTTCCTCTTTGCCTTTGCTCATTGATTTTGTAAACAAATTCATTGTTTCTACCAACGCATTTTGGTCCTCATCTAACCAATCAGCTACATCATCAGTTGTATAATTAAATGCAACTTTTGATTTTCTTGCACCATGCTTCAATGCACAATACACCATTGATATTGCAGTTGATATGGGCATATCTGCACCAAGTTTACTTATATCATTTAAAGTCATGTTGCACATATCACACCAATCAGATAAAGTTGCAAAGCCAAAATGGACAGGTCGCATTTGACCGCCAATAGCTAGTTTATTTAATTCTTTTGTCATACTATATAATTTTTGTTCAATATAGTATTTAAAACGAAACTAAACAATACTAGTTAGCAGCTATCGTTAATGCTCCTGTTCCCTGTAAACTTATTGAATAAGTTGCAGCATCTTCAGTTGGTGCATTTAAAGAACAGCTTGTGATATATGCTTTTCCTGTATATTTTGTATCACCTGTTGTTGCAGATGCTTCATTAAATTCAACATCTACTTCAGTTCTTGAATTTAAAGCTGACATTAAATTATCTGGTGCAACTGTTTCATCTGATGTATAAAACGCTTCACAATCCATTGTGAATCCTGTTGCAGCAGGTAAAAATGATTTTCTGTGTGCTGAATCTTTATTAGTAGTTTCAAAAGTGTCTAGTGTAAAATTTACAGTACAACTTGTTGAAGCACCTAATAAAACAGGTGAACCACCGCCTGATGTGTCCACTTTTAGAACTAAACTTGTTCCATTAAAAATTCCTGTTGTTGCCATTTTTTTTCTTTTTTATTAATTAATTAATCTTCTAAATTTTCTTCTTTCTTTGGTTTTTGTTTCTTTTTAGTTTTTGTTAATCCATGTTCATCTTCAATCCAACCATGATTAAGAAGATTCATGTATCCTTCTCTATTTACAGGACCATATTTATCACCTTCTTTTCTTCCATCAACTGGTCTGTCTTTAATGAATGTTACTATATAAGTTTTCATAAGTTATGTTTGTTTAATAAATAATCTTTTATTCTGTTATATTGACCACCGCCAAAAGTTAGTTTTTTGTTAAACATTACGCAATCAAATAAATCAAATGTTCCTGAACCACCACCATTAACACCTAACATTTTAAATCTAAATGTTCCTGTGCTTGACCCTGAATAATCTGTGTAAACTTTTTTTGAAGAATATATTGTATCACCTAAAGGGTCAATGATTTGATATTCTCCTGTTTCATCACCTGTTTTACCCCATGAAAAAGCAATATAAGTTTTGTTTTCAAATGAAGGCACACTTGTTCCCCCTAAATTTAACGCTAATTGACCACCAATTTGAATATAAACATAATTAGTTGCATTTATATCAAATATTCTTACTAATGATGAACTAACCCCACCACTAATTGCAGGTGCAAATATTGGAAAAATTGTTGTGTTGTTTACTGCATTTTTTTTCAATACCATGAAAATAGTACATCCATCTGTAAAATCAATTCCATCTGTTGCGGAAACTTCTAGTCTTGCTTGTGGGTCTGTCGCTGATTCCATGTCAAATCTTAATGCACCATCTGTTCTATATGTTGGTTTTGCTGATGCCCCTGATTCTGAACCCTGTGTTAAATTTAATGTTGAATCACCTGCCCCACTATAAGCCAAAGCAATTGCATTTCCATCACTTGTTGGTAAGGTTCTAACTTGTAAATTTGTACTTAATAATCCCTGTACTGTTCCGCCATACCAAGCAAAAGCACCCATTGATGCAGGGTTGTTTAAAAATCTAACATCAAATTCAATATATTTTTCAAACACTCTTAATTTTTCATCAAACAAATCAAAACTATTATCAAAAAAAACTTCTTGAATCCAATATCCCTCTACTATTGAACAACCGCCAGTTGGTGGCACTCCTGAAATACCTGATTCTGCACTAACAAAATCTGTGTCTGTTTCATCTTTGTATTTTTCCAAAGTTGCAATAATAACTTCTGAAACATTTTGGACATCAGAATATGTTTTTCCATGAACACCAATCACAATATGAGCTTCTGTTTTTTGATGCCTTCTGTCTTTTACATACATAGGTTCTTGAGAATCTATTTCATACATTAATGCAGGGTAATCCACATTTTGAGGAATGACAGAAGGAAATATTCTTGTAGATGTTAAGTCTGTCAATTCAGATTCAGAAGATAATATTTTATATATTGCTTTTGATAAACTCATTTCCAATTTTTTTCTAGTACATCTCTAACTAATTTGTCAACAATTCTTTTTGTTGCTTCATCTTTTTTTGAATTAAATGCAGGGGTGATAAAATCTTTTCCATCTGTTTTTTCACCACTTCTTGTTTTATGTCCTTTCACAACCCAACCAATATAATAACCATCATTTTTGATATATTTTTTTTGCCCCTTTCTTCTTCGACCACCTCTTTTTGTTACTTTCGCACCAACTGTTACTGATGTTGGACCAATTCCATCCCTTCCTGATTTTCCTGTTATTATTCCAATAGATGCTTTTA